ACGCTGGAGGCATTCAACAATCTCTCACAACAGTCGCAGGTATATGCCAGCCAGACGACGCTTCAGCAGCTTTTAAGCAGCCCCGGTTATCTGAACCAGATAGCGGCGGCCAGGCTGACTACTTTTAGCGACTGGAAGGTCATCAGCGACACCGCCCGCGGCGATCTGACCAACATCATCACCGATGCGGTCGCGCGCGGGGTGAATCCTCGCGAGACGGCAAGCGTCATCAGTAAGCGCCTCGATGTGTCGATGTCGAAGGCCAAGACCATCGCTCAGACTGAGCAGGTCGGCGCTCTGCGGCAGGCGCAGTGGAACGAAACCGACTGGGCTGCCGACAGGCTAGGGCTGAATACCGGGCTTCTGTGGCTTTCGGCACTCAAACCGACGACGCGCAGCTGGCACGCTAGCCGTCACGGCAAGGTCTACACTACCGAGCAGGTGAGAGACTTCTACTCTGAGAACGGTAATCGGTATAACTGTTACTGCAGCCAGATTCCGGTGCTGCTCAACGACGACGGCAGTATATTCAACGAAGGTCTGGCGGATAAGCTTGCAAAAGAGAGGAAAACATGGCTCGCTTAATTAACTTATTACATCAACAGTTAAGGCGAGAAAATGGAAATTGAAAGTATCAAGTTTGAATGGGAGGAGGAGCTTGTAAATCCTCTATTCAAGACCTATCGAGTTATTTGCACGATCGTAACAAAGGGAAAGGTCACGGTGACAGGTTCGACTGACGGTAGAATAGAATGCTCTGTTCTATCATCAGATGTGTTCAGCGCATTAAGGCTGGATCGCTATGAAGATGCTGAGCATAGAGCATTCATGCAAGCAAACGAAATACTCTTCTATGCAACGGGAGAGCGCTGCTATGAAAGGCCAAGGCTTCACAGAGAAGATTGAACCATAAACCCGCCCAGGCGGGTTTTTTATTGCCCGAAATTCACCAATGAGGACCAAGCATGAAACGCAACCGCGTTAACGTGCTGACCGTCGTCAATTCCGCTTCAAACATCACTACTGAAACCATCGACGGCAAGCCACATATCGTGGTTCGCGGTATCACGCCTGTCGTGGACGATATCGTGATGAACCGGAAGTTGTACCCGGCAGCAGAAATCGAAAAGGCCTACAACACGCTTGAGCGTAACCCGATGCCGCTGGGCCACCCGAAAGTGGATGGCAGGCATGTGTCTGCTCGCGATGTCCGGGCGGTGAATGAATATCACGTCGGCGCATGGTTGCAGAACGTCAGCCACAAAGACGGGAAAGTGACGGGCGATATGTACGTTAACCGCCACTACGCTGAGTCAAGCGAGAAAGGCAAGCGCCTGATTAATCGCCTTGATGAGATGATCGCCGGTACCAACTCAGAACCCATCCACATCTCCACAGGACTCCTGTATTCCGGCATTGCCGCTAATGGCGAGTCGAAGGGCAAGAAGTACAACGAGATCGCCACCAACATGATGTTTGACCATGTGGCGGTGCTGCTCGATGAGCCTGGCGCCGGAACTCCGGAAGAAGGCGTCGGTATCTTTGTCAACGCTGAGGGCGACGTGCTCGAAATTGAAGTAGTCAACCTAGCTGATGCTGACGTACCAGACCCGCAAGACGCCTCATTCAAAACATTCTTTAACCAGCTAAAGGCGTTTTTCAGCGCCAACAGCGATTCAACCCAGAAGGAAACAGATCCGATGAAAGAGCTCATCGTTAATGCGCTGAAGGCTAACGGCAAAGAGGTAGAGGGTAAAACCGATGCAGAACTGATGGACGCTTACAACCAGCTAGCGGCAGAGAAGGCGGCAGCCAAGAAAGATGGCGGCGACGAAATCGATCCCGCCACCGGCAAGCCTAAGAAAAAAGAGCAGGCCAGCAACAGCGAAGAAGCGCCGGCATGGTTTAAGCCATTTGCTGATGATTTGGCAGCCGTTAAGTCAGGCCTTGCCGTGAACGCTGACAAAGAGAAAGGCGAAAAACGCGCTGCCGTAAAAGCGAAATTCGGGCTGGATGACCTGGCGGTGAATGCGCTTGACGGCGCCGCCCTTGATGGCCTGTTTGCTCAGTGCCAGACCTCTACCGGCCTGAATGGTGCATTCCGTCCGGTCAACAACAACGATTCTTTCAGCGAAATGCCGGAGTAAAAAATGGCTAAAGACGGGAAACACGTAATTCACGCGGGCGGGATTTTCCCCAACCCGCAACTTAATCGTGAAGGTTCTGCGGCAGCAGCGTTTCTGCCGGGTACCGTTATCTTTTTCAGTGCAGCCAAGCCTACACCGTCTGTTGATGGCGCTGAAGACGCGATTCTTTACGTTGCTAACTACGACTATTTGCGCTGCAAAACGGTTGACGATGCCTATGCGATCGGTGACTGGGTGGTAAACATCCAGCCAACGCCGGGCGTTTTCCTCAACGTTCGCGCTGCCGCTGGTACCTACACCAAGGGCCAGCCGGTTTCTGTGGCCAATGGCCAAATTAAAGCACTGGCAGAGGGTGAAACCATCTTTGCCTATGTCGAAGAAGACAAGTCCCTGACCGCCACAGCAGGCGATCTGGTTCGCGTCGTGTTCAAGTAAGGAGAGACTGAATGTTTGTATTTTCCACCCGACGCGCGACTGAGACGGGCAACCTCGAAGCGAACCAGGCGCAGTTCAATGAGCTGCAACTGGCGCGCAATATGAGTGCTCAGGCCGTTGCTGATTTCGTATCCCGCACCCGCTGGCGTGGTGATGCGGCAAACACTCCGGCGCTGGACGCGACGAACGCTGTCGACGATATCCGCCGCCTGTATCGCGCTTATGATCAGACTGTGCTGGCTGAATTCGAACCAACTACTGAATTCACTCTGCTTAACGACCTGATCCCGTTGTCCCGCTCTGTCCGTCTTGAAGAGTCCGTGTACGAGTATGCTCGCACCGGTGGCCGCGGCTGGGCGCATACCTCCATGTCCGGCCAGATTGGTGCGGCGCTTGATGCGCGCGCGTACACCTTCGACGGTACGATGGTTCCGATCCACGACTCTGGCTTCAAATTCCAGTGGCGTGACCCTATTTTCAACAAAGGCTCCGCTCTGGCTTCTCTGGCCGACGCTCAGCGCGGCTCTGTTGATGATGTTCGTCGTCAGTACGTGGATTACGTCTTCAACGGTTTCCGTGACTCTGCTGGCAACTATATCGCTTTTGATGGCAAGACCTGGAAGGGGGTAAAAGCCGATGAGCGGGTGCAGATTGTCGATCTCAGTGCTTCCGGCCTGAATATCGACTTCACCAGCTCAAGCGCAACGGCTGAGCAAATCCGCAATGCAGCCATTGCTCTGCGCGACGTGATGAAGCTGACCAACCTGCAGTATGCACAGCAGACCTGGTATGTTTCAGGCGAGATCACCTCAAATCTGGAACGCTACTTCAGCGACAACTACCAGTCTGACACCATCCTGCAGGAGCTGCTGAAGCTTTCTGGCATTGCAGCCATCAAAGAAGATGCGCAGTTGTCTGGTAACCAGATCCTGATTGTTCCGCTTACCGCCGGCGTTATCGCTCCGATTGTCGGCCAGGCGGTCGGCACCGTTGCTGACCCTCGCCAGTTCTATAACAGTGACTACGTCTGGCGCACCTGGGGTGCGATGGGCTTGATGGTTAAGACCGACATCAACAATCGCAAATCTGTTATTTACGCGCACAGCTAAGGGGTAACTATGGCACTGGTAAAAGTGGTTCGCGATAACCTGCTTTCCGGTGCCAATCTCCAGAAGCTGGAGGTTGGTGCTCAGGTTTCGGTAAGCGGTGATGTCGCTAAGCGTTGGGTAGCTGCTGGTCTGGTTGAAATCATTAGTGATGACGAGCAGACGCTGGAAGTGGCTACACCGGGCAATGATGCTGCAGAGCAGGCAGAGCAGGCAGAGCAGGCAGAGCAGGCAGAGCAGGCAGAGCAGCAGGAAGAATCTGCCAGCAAATCGAAGAAGGCGAAATAATCATGGCTGACCCAATCACAGCGGCAGACGTGCAGGCGTTCCTCGGTGAGTTGGGTTACGCCATTCCCTCCTCGCTGCTCGATCCGATTCTCTGCGTGGTGAACAAGATTATCCCGTGCCTCGATGGTGCGGGATATGACGACTGCACGGCAAAGCTCATCCTGATGTATGCCGCTGCGCTCATGGCGACGTCTTCCGGTGCCCGGCGAATAAAATCGCAGGGGGGGCCATCAGGAGCGTCGCGCTCGTTCGATTATGGAGATGACGGCATTACCTGGCTGCGTGACTCGCTGGCGAAACTAGATACCAGCGGCTGCACCAGTGAACTTCCGATCAGCGCCGGCAACAGTGTGGGCCTGTTTATGGTGGTCGGAGGCTGCTAATGGCATGGGTTTCAGTTCAGCAACGGCTGCCGCGGACGTTTACCCGGGTGTGGGTGATCACCGATGCCGGCCAACAAACGACGGCGTACGTGAAAAGCGACGGCGAGTGGTTCATTAACTGCGACCGCATACGCGCCACAGGCGCCGTTGTGCTGCGATGGAGGGATGACTGATGTCATCGGTTGCTAATTGGTCATACACCGCGACGGCGACAATCTGGCGGCGCATACGCGATGCTGACGGTAGTGATACCGACGGCGGAGGTCAGCCGTATGGATGGGAAGCGCCGATCGCTATCCTCTGCGACTACCAGGGCGGACTCTCTGCAAAAATCGGTGACCTTGGCCGGGAGATCGTGGTTAAAAACACGATATGGACCGAGTACGCAACGGCGCGGGAGGGAGATTACATCCTGATTGGCGCTTCGACCGATGCAGCACCGCCGGATGAGGCCGATGAGATTCGGCAGATCGTCCAGTTCGCAGATACCTTCGAGCGACTGGCGGACGATTTCGCACTGATTACGGGAGTCTGATTATGGGCGTTAAAGTTCGGGGAGTCTCCAAGGTCAGCAATAATATCAACCGGCTGATTGATAATATCGAAAAGCGAAAAACCATGCGGGCGCTCTACTCTGCTCTGTTTGAGATTGGGCTGGAGTCCGCGGTGCTGGTTCCTATCGATACCAGCACTCTGGTTAACTCTCAGTTCAGAGAGGTTGTTATCAAGGGCACCAGACTAACCGGGAGAATTGGTTATTCTGCAAATTATGCGGCGTACGTGCATGAGGCCAAAGGTATTCATCTTGGAAAAAACACCCCGCGCCCTGTAAGAAAAGGCGAAGCGCCCGGTTCCCGTGGAAATATATGGGACACATCAGGCGAGCCCAAATTCCTTGAGAAAGGTGCTGAAAACGCCAGAGACAGAGTTGACGCAGTTATACGCAGGGAGATGGAGCTATGACACCTCCTATGCACAGGCGGGTTCGAAATGTTTTTGTTGATTCTGGATTGACTGCCGGATACATCGTTCAGTCCCTGTTCTGGAATGATACCGGCAAGGCATCTGACCGCTTTATTGTGTTCCGACCAAATGGTGGCACGTCAGTAGATCGTGATATGGCCGCTGATTACTACGTCATGGTGGACGTGATAAGCAAGGGAAAGGCATCTGCTGACTATGCGCAGTCAGAGAACGACGCTCAGGCCATCATCGATTACGTGCAGCAAAACCCGATGACGCACACCTGCCTTGGGCAGATATCCAACATGGGCGGAATTCCTTCGCCTGTTATCACAGCTGAGGGGCGTATGGTGTGGCGCCTGCAGTTCGCCTGCCTCTTTGGCGGATAACACCGAATAAAACCACATAAGGTCGCCTGGAGCGGCCTTTTTTATTATCTGAAGCGAGGTAAGCAACAATGCAAGGCTGCTCCGACAACGGACAACTAATTGGTCGCGCTAAGACGCTGGAACTGGCTTACGGCTGTGCCGACCAGTTTCCGGCGGAAGGCGACTGGAAACTGATGGGGTTGCCAACATCGGCAACGTGGGACCTTAGCCCGGAGGCCCTGACCTCTGATGCTGATAACGGCGGATTCAGTTCAAACCTGATTGCCAGTCTGGACCCGACCTACTCCATCGAAGGGGAGGTTCGCGTTAAAGACCGCACTGATGAGTTTGGCATTCAGCAGTTCGTGAAATACATCGTCGATGAGGTTCGTGCCCGCCGCCAGCCAGGTGTATGGATGCGTTTCCACTGGGGCGATTATTACCACATCGGCTATATGGTCCCATCAGGAGCCAGTGACGGCGGTGGTGTGAAAGAAATCGTGACCTACAGCTTTGAGTTCAAACTGGCTGACGGTCAGACTTTCCAGATCACCGAAGCTGATGGTGACATTCTGGTTACCGGTGTAAGTGTTGCGCCGACGACCAGCTCTATTGCTGCTGGCTCCAGTACTACATTCGCAGTGAATATTGCACCGGAAGATGCTGATAACAAACTGTTCACAGCCAGCTCATCCGTGCCGGCACGTGCAACCGTCGCCATCACTGGTAATACGGTAACCGTGTCAGCGCCGTCAGGTGCAACGGCGGGAACAGCAACAATTACTGTGAAGACGGTTGATGGTGAATTCGTGGCTACCCACGTGGTTACTGTCACGGCGTAAGCAAAACAAAGGGCAGGATCCTGCCCTTGATTTTGTTTACAGGAGGCAGCAAATGGTTCCGCTAAAAGAGCTGGGAGAATGCCTGGTAACCGTCGGGGACCGGGATTATTTTTTCCGGCCATCATTCATGGCTATGTCGCGCATCGGCGAGCCAGCAGAAATAGTTCAGACGTTCTATGACCTTTGCAACGATGAAATAACACCTCTCATTCAGAGGGTTGTCGAAGCGTACGGCAGGGTGCCTGAATGGCTGGCTAAACACCTGTCTGCTTTACATCTTGATAAGAAATCTCTACTGGCCGCCCATACGGTCCTCACCGCTTGCTGCAATGATGACATAGGTGATCTGGTTGGCTGGATGAAGCCCGGCAAAACCAAAAGAAGGGCGTTTGTGTGGCATAAGGGCGTCATGAATCCGCAGGATATGGTCATCCTTGCACAAAGTCTGATGATGCATGGCATTATCGGAAAGGCCAAAGTACGCAAACTTCAGCGCCATGAGACAAATGAAAAAACCAGTGAGTTCCGGGCTGCCGATTACGTCATCGCTGCACGCAACCACTTCGGGATCAGCAGAGAGGAAGCTGAAAACCTGACGATGACCGAGTTTCAGTTAATGCTCATCGCCAAATACCCGGATCAGAAAGGGTATACCAGGGAAGAATACGATCATGCAGCTGATGACTACTTTGCGCGCCGTAAGCGCAGACAGGCTAAAGCCAACAAATAAACCAGCCCAGGCATAGTCCGGGGCTTTTTTATGCCCGCAACTCCCCGCGCTTCACACGCGCATATCAACACACAGAACCTTTCAGGATGACCCTTGAGGATACCGGTTTGGCTATCGGTGCCTTTCTGTGGGCCGGATTCCTGTGTGACAAGGTTCATCACTAAAAGGTAATACCGATATGAAATATCCTACCGTATCAGTAAACGGCGTCTCCGTTCGCGTAGATGGCGCAGGTCGCTACAACCTGAACGATCTACATGCTGCGGCTGTGGCGGAAGGTAAAGCCACCGAATCACAGCGACCCGGTGAATTCCTTAAAACAAAGCAAGTAAGGCGGTTTGTGCAGGCCCTGAGCGATGCGAAGAAAATCGCATCGGTGTTAACCATCAAAGGTGGACCGCTTCAGGGGTCATGGGGGCTCGAATTAATTGCCATCCGTTATGCTGCGTGGCTTAACCCCTTATTCGAGATAAAGGTATACGAGACATTCCAGATGCTAATCCGTCATGGCATTGACGCTATGTCACGGCTGAACAAAATCGACCATATCATCAACACTGAAACCAAAGCGATTAGCCAATGCGCAAGTCGAATGGGCAAGTGGGGTGCCGGAGGAAGAAAGTGCCTGCTTATGGCCGCCCGCGCCCGTGTGGTAGACGAGGTTCAGATGTACCTCCCTGGATTTGAGGCATAAATGATGCGGCATGGACGCCATGTATTAATGCTCTTATAACCACTAAAACTGGTAGTCCCTGTCAGTCTTTTAAATGATGTTAATATGTTTCCAATTAAAACAAAAGGAAACATGGAATGAAGAAGTTACTCATGGTTATGATGGTTAGCTTTGCTTTGGCAGGGTGCGCTTCAAGCGGAAATCAGTCGCTAAAGAAAGAATCTGAGGCAAGCGTCAAGTCAAAAATAGTTGAGGGCGTAACGACCAAATCCGATATCAAAAAAACCTTCGGATCCGCCTCAAAGACCTCCTTTACTGATGGCGGTAAAGAGATATGGACTTACGAGTTAGCTGATGTTTCCCTGGATGCTGTCAGTTATATTCCGGTTGTTAACTGGTTTGGTTCTTCTGCATCGGGAACGAAAAAAGAACTGGTCATCATGTTTGATGGAGACAAAGTTCAGCGCTATTCAATGTCAGAGTCTCCGGTTTCAACGAAAACTGGTGTTTTCAAATAATAGTATTTTGATATTCAGACCCGCTTAACTGCGGGTTTTGTCGTTCCCATTCATACCTGATAGGATTGTTCTGAACATTCAAACGGACACATCCTAAAATGAAAAAGACGATCTTGGCTTTGTGTGTAGCTGCTATCCCTCTGGTATCAACCGGCGCTGAATATGTAACGGAAGGCTCTTGGCAGGTTAAGAAAGAAGAAAACAAGATGACCGATATGACTGATGTTGTAGCCATTAATAGGTCACCAGATGTCTATATGAGACAAGGAATTGAAAGAACTACTTCCATTATCTTGCGATGCCGTGAGGGAAAAACGGAAGCATATCTTTCCGTAGATGAGTATATGGGGATTGATGACCCGTTAATAACCATCAGGTTTGATGGAGGAAAGCCGCAGAAACGGAGATGGAGTGCTGCAGAGGGGGGCGAGGCGGCGTTCAGCCCCAAGGCCATACCCTTCATAAAGGATATTTCCTCTCATAAAAAAATGATCCTTGGGTTCGAGCCATATGGTTCAACGATGCAAGTAGTTGAGTTTGACCTCACTGGAGCAGATTCAATAGCAAAAGAAATTTCCTCTTCATGTAAGTGGAAAATGTGATTTCTGCCGTGCTATCCATGATCAGCAAGTGAAATAACTAATCACATATATAACCTCGCTCCGGCGGGGTTTTTTATTGCCCGGAGAAAAGTAAATGGCTGGAACGTTTGATGCTGGCAGCGTTATCTACGAAGTCGACATGGATACTTCGCGTTTACTGGCAGCGCGAAGAGAAGTTGATGCGGCACTGAACGGTCTTAATGGGAGCATGGGCCGCCTTGAAGCCAGCGTTAACCGCACTGAGCGCTCTATTGGATCGATGGAACGAACAATGTCCAGCCTTTCTGGCGTTGCTAAAGGCTTGCTGGCCGCGCTTTCTGTGCAACAGGTTGCGAGTTACGCCGATGCCTGGACTGAACTGAATAACAAAGTCGCTAACTCGGTTCGTACTGGAGAGACGCAGGCCGAAGTTATGCAGCGGATCTTTGATGTTTCACAAGCAACCCAGTCATCCCTGAACGGCACGGCGACTCTTTACGCCCGGCTTGAGCGCGGAACCAGAACATACAACACCAGCGCAGAAGACTTAACCCGCCTTACCACTATTATCAACCAGGGATTTGCGGTATCCGGCGCAACTGCTCAGGAAGCTGAGAACGCAATCATTCAGCTATCACAGGGTATCGCTTCCGGCGTTCTGCGCGGCGAAGAGTTTAACTCAGTGTCAGAGCAGGGGAGCCGCCTCATGGTCGCTCTGGCTGATTCGATGGGTGTTTCTATTGGTCAGTTAAGGGCTATGGCCGCTCAGGGGCAACTGACAACAGACGTTGTAGTTAAGGGGCTTCTGTCACAAGGGGATGCAATCGGCAAAGAATTTGCCAACACCACCGTCTCAATCGCCAAGGGATTGCAGGTGGCCGGTAACAACGTAACGAAGTTCTTTGGCGAAAACTCAACGGTTAAATCATTCGCAGCAGGGTTCCGAGACTCTGTTATTACAATAAGCGAAAACCTTGAGACGCTGGGGACAGCTTTAATTGGCGCTGCTGCAATAATGGGCGGTAGGTTTGCTGGCGCGTTAGCAATGGCAACAGCCGCTCAAGCCTCAAGAGTTAAAGCAACCATTCAGGGAATAGTTGCGACAAGGCAATCGGCACAACAGGAAGCCGCAGCAGCATCAGTGACA